CTGCGAAGAGGGTGGATAGGGCGATGAGGCTTGCTGTGATTATTCGCAAGTTGTTTCCTTCCGTTTGTCCGATATATATCGCACACCCAAGGAGGGGAAGGTGTGCGGGATGTTCAAGCCCAATGAAGGCGGGCGAACGATCCGAGGTTTAGTCTACTTGCTTGGAGCTAAGCCTGGGATGTTTTTGGTCATGACTTTCATGTCTTGAACCATAGCAACAGGGATGCATAAAACCCCGTCAACGTCATCTGCGTCAGTCTTTGATTGGAATAAGGTGATGTGGTTCTCTTTGCCACCATCGCTAGTGGGGAGCAGGAACCCACAGCTGACAACCTCGCAGGGGTCGGTGCCGATGTCGTCTATCGGTGTCCATGTGTCGGTTGCAGAATGAGCGTCATGCCATCTCACCACAACCATCGTCCTCATCTCATCGTGCGACATAATCTTTTCCTCTCCACCTACTCCAACCGTCCCTAATCGGAATCATTTCTAGATTGAACTCGCCATCACCAGGTATGTACTCAACAACTGAGAGTCCTTGTTGCCAGTCCTCGGCTCGATACAACGGACGACCATCCAAGTCATGACCTCCACGTGTTGAAGGAACAGCACCATCAATACGAGCTAAACAACCAGGTGATGCAGCAAGGATTGTTCTCGCTCCATCATGGTCATCCCGTGTGCGTTCAGCCCATTCTCTGCGGTGAATGTGACCATAGATGACAGAGGTTTTGACTGTCGCAAGATACTTGTGGGCGGTGCTTCCACCGGAGGCAACCTTGTCACCATGAATGACATGAAGACGCTGGTTGATCCAATGCGCTCCTGTCGGGTATCCAGGCAGATACTCAACGCCATAGTCGTCAAGGTTGCAGAGATACGGTACCGACATTACAGGCCACTCATCAGGACGCAAACCACGCCTCAACCCGAACGCAGCACCCGCACCGTCAAGGATGAAGTTGCCGAGCCGTTCCTCATGGTTGCCTGCGATCCAAACGATTCGAGCGTCTGGGGCTAGTTTGCGGAGTTGTGCGCAGAGTTGGCTGGCACGGTCAATCGCAGCCTGAGTGGTTCGTGCGAACGCTGGGGTGTACCGGTATTTGCCAAACTCACAGAGGTCTAGGTTGTCGCCGACTAGAACGATTTGGTCGGGCTTGGATGCTTTGACGATTTGTAGTGCAACGTCTAAGGCTTGCTCGTCGTGAATTGGTTCGAGTGCGTTGTCGTGTGACCTGAAGTATCCGAGTTGCATGTCTGGTAGGACGACTGCGACTGCATAGTCTCGTTGCGGTGTCTTCGTTGCCTTCGTTGCAGGGAGCGCATACTTCTTGCCTTGTTGTACAACAGGCCACGAAGGATAATACGACTGCCGTATTTCATTGAGTAGTGACATTGGCAGCCCTGTATCGTGTGATGACTGACGGAGATAGTTTTATTTGTCGGGCTTGCAACGCTTTAATGATTTGAGTTGGACGAATGTTTGGATCGTTCAACGCATCAATCAGGTCTCGACCATCAGCTTCGCCGAGTTTTGCGAGAATGAAATCTATGCTTCCGCTGTTGCCAACGGGCTGACCTTTAATTTCGCTTAGAAACTTCCCCACCTGTAGCCTCCTTGAGATGCCAGTCGATATGCGAATCTAACTTACTATCAATTCGCTCCACTTTTCCACCGACTGACCGCAGGATTTCCATGACGCTTGCATGGTCGTTCGTGTTTTCTTTCCGTACCTTCAACAGAATCGTAGTAATGATTCCACCAACTGCGGTGACCAACGCTGCGAGAACAACCTCCACGTCACGCCTGCACCTTCGAAGCCAGCCAAGCCTTAACCCGCTCCGGCTTATTGTCGCCAGCAACATAACGCAAATGCCAAGGCTCACTTGGAACTACTTCCCAAGAGAACCCAAACGACACAGCGTTCTTCTTCAACCATTCCAACCGTTTCCCGTTGGCGTTAGCAATATCAATGGCGATTCCGAGGTTATGCTTTGATTGACCAGGTGTCGCCAAGGGAGCCATACCCTTCTTGAGATACCACGCTTGACCTTTGTAGACCTTCGGCTTCACACCCTTCACAATCTCCAGCTGGTGCCTTTGATAGAAGCCGTACTCTTGGGTCTCCAAACTGCGATATGTGTCGGCTTGGCTACTGGGAGACAAGTCAATTCCTTCAGCGTTCGCAGCAGCATCCATAGCCTCATACGCATCAGCTGCGCATTGATGCAACTTGCCTTTTCCTTCAATCGCTCGAAGCAACTTAGGTGGCAACTTGCCTGGCACAGCGTTCTTCAAACACGAACACAGCACAACAGGGATGATCGGCAGGTCAGAGACCTGCTTCTTGGCTGAGGCCATTACTTAGCCTTGCCGAATGCTTCTGCGATTTCCTCTTTGGTGAGAACACCATCGGATGACCATGCACGAAGGAGGGCTTCGGTGACTTTGGCTGCTGCAACGATACCTGCGATTGCTGCTGCCTTCCAAAGTTCCACGTCGAGGACTGCACCACCGGCAACAGCAGCCAAAGCTGATGAGCCGAATACTGCAACGATACGAAGGATGAGGGTCTTGAGGGTTTCCATTAGTTGTTGTCCTTATTGGTGTATGCGCCGATGAAGTGCAGAACGAGAGCTGCTGCTGTGAGCCAGATCACGATCTGTTGCAACTTGCCAGACAACGTGAGGATCGTGGTGACTGATGCTGCGATTGTCCATATCAACGCATGGAACTCACCCCAAAACTTCATCACCGAATCCTTCTTGCTGGTGCAGGGGCTAACGTCAAGAATACAGCACCAACAGCAATCAGCGCACGACGGGTGCTAACCGGCACCGTTGAGTTCAACGGAACATAAGTGTCAGCGAAACCTTGAAAGATATTTAGTACAGATTCAAACGCTTTTCTAATTGACAAAGGTGCCGATTGCACCGATTCAACTACCGCTTCGGCTTCATCGGGGCTGAGTTCGGTTGGGGCGATTTCGCTGAAGAGCTGTTCGGCTTGGGCTGAGGTGATGTTTTCTAGTACGGCTGGGGATGTGATGAGGAGGGTGGCTTGGCTGGTGTCTAGGTCTTTGCTGAGGACTGAATCCACGATGGCTTCTATGGCCTCTGTGGACGCTTCTGAGAGGGCTTCTAAGGTGTTTAGCAGTTCTGTTTGGGTGAGCAGTTCAGGCTCATCTGTGGGGGCTTGTAGCGTTGTAGTCACATCAGGTTGAGATGTGGTCACAGGAGAGATAGTCGATGTCGTTGTTGGTGGATTTGTTGAAGTTGTTGTGGTTGTTTCTAACGGAGGCGGGAGCGTTGTGGTGGGGGCTGGTTCTGGTTCCGTTGTGGTGGTTGTCGTTGTTTCGGGAACAGTAGTCGTCGTTGCCGGTGGAACATAAACCGTCGTCGTCGTGGTCGTTACCGTTGGAACATAAACTGTCGTGGTCGTTGTTGGGACTACAGTCGTTGAAGTACTTGTCGTCGTTGAGCTAGTTGAGGTAACCGTTGAAACTGTTTCTTGGATTGTTGTTGACGTTTGTGGTGGTGCCGTTGTGGTTGTTGGGACGGACGTTTGAGGAAGACTCGAAGTCGTAGTAGTTGTTTCTTGAACTGTCGTAGTAGTCGGGTTGGTGACAGGGACAGTCGTTGACGGGACAGTAGTAGTAGAGGTCGTCGTCGTTGTTGTGGATGAGGTTGTAGATACCCATTCACCCAAGCCTAATGTCAACCCTGTAATCGTGAGGTTGCCTGGTTGGCAGCATGAGTCAGTCGAGTACTGCTGGAATGCGAACACATCGCCAGCCTCAACCTGAATGAGTTCTGATCCGGTGGCATTGTTCTCATTCGTCAGCTTCGTGATAACCCCGTTGAGAATGATTTGCGGAGGGTCATACCAAGACCCATCATTGGTTTGATACGCCCATTGGAAACCGAGTTCGTTTGTCTCCTCTGGGATGATGGCCTGCATCCGAACATAATGAGACTTCCCAGCACACGTCCCACCATCAGCACCCGTGAGTTTGAATCCACCCTCAACCGGCTCAACCGTCCCACCCTGTTCAGCGAGACAAGACTTAGAGAACTCCCAAACCCCAAACGTGTCAGCCTCAGCCGATGATGAAGTAACTAGGAAACCGAGAAGCGCAGGGACAAAGACTAGATAACGACTAGCCGATGAGCGCAGAAACTTCAGCATCAGTCAAACCCAAAGCCTTCAGCTTCGACTCCGCAGATGCCTTCGCACTCGCCTTCGCAGCCTCAGCTGCCACACGTGCTTGCTCAACCTCAGCCCAAGCAGCAGCGTCAACCTCACGCTGAGCCACCTCCTCAGCCGTCAGCTCTACCTCTGTTGTAATACCTGTCGAACAATCGACTACGAGTTTTGTTGCCATATCTATATCCTAACTGTTCTTGATTCCGTAAAGGGATGCTGATGAATACTGAACAAAGTTTCCACTGTTGGTTGTAAAAGTCAAACTTGTTATTGCGGAACTGCCGAACAGGGTTGCTGTCATGGCTTGATAGCCGAATGTTGCGTTGTTTTCCATGACCGAATCCGCACTAGCAGACTTGCTAATAGACCCAATGTAGTTGGGAAAATGTATTTGCATATTCCCGAATATGCTTGCTGTTTCCGCTGTCGTTGCACCAAACCCAAGCCATGTTGCACCACTGTTTGAATTTGCAGTAGAACCATCACCGAACAAACTTCGCATAGAAGTTGCCGTACTTCCATTTACAGAACAAATGACTTGATTCCCAGTAGAAGCCGAACGAGTTGATAACAGAACAACTATGTCCGTATAAGTCTGAGGAATTGAAGTGAACGCAATACTGGCTGCACCACCAGAACCGACAGTCACCGTTTCAATGAGTTTGTATGTGACAGCCATTATGCAGCCTTAATCCCGTAAAGCGTAAATGTTGAACCTGTGAGGAAGTTTGCACCACCACTTTGAGTCAAAGTGATCGTATTGATTGCCTCTGGTGTTTTACGCCATAAACCAATATTTTCTGAAGTAAAACCAGTAGCAAAACTGGTTCTGCCTAATGTTGTTTTGAATGTTGTTGTATTCGCATAATTAAAAATGTGCAAACTTATTGTCCCTTGAGAAGCATAAACTCCACCCATAACCATCAAAGTTTGAGATGATGATTCATAACTCGCAGCGGTTGAACCGTTACCAATCATGCTTCTTTCTGAATAATTTGTAGCAGTATCAGAGTTGTAGCGAACATTAAAGTTTTGTCCAGCACTACTAGAGGTGCCGTCAAATATCAAGATTAAATCTGTATAGGTGGCTGGTATTGAACTAAGAGTCACCGTTGTTTGGTTCGACCCTAATGTTTGTGTGCTAATTGGTTCGTATGTTGCTGGCATGACTAACCCTTGATTCCGTACAAAGCGAAAGAGGAATACTCTAATAATGCCGTACCGTTAGTAGGGTCAAAACCTATACGGTTCACAGCAGCAGTACTAAGAAAAGCATTAGAGTTCATAAACACATCACCGAAACCGTTTGAATCCCAGCCACCCAACATCCGTATCGTTGTGTTTTTGTTGGTGTCTGCATAATCGAAAATGTCCATAATGAAAACAGAGAATGTTTGACTAGCAACGCTGTTGCCTAAAAGCAGACCGCTTTGCGCCCCGACTCCAGAACCGCTCCCATATCCAGCAGATGTGACAGATGAACCATTAGCATTCATGTTGTGAGTTGTGTAGCTGGTTGTTGTTCGTGTGTTATTCAAATAAATGTATAAAGCGTCACGGGTTGAAGCACGATTAGTTCTCACCAACGCCCTGACCTGTAGATGCTTGAAGGTGCTTGGGATAGATGTGAAATCTATTTCAGCAACCCCACCCGAACCAACAGTTGTGGTAGCAATCGATTCATACGAACCAGTAACACCGAAGAATGGCGCAGCGAGGATTTGCATTGTGGCCTAGGCGGTGACGTTGCCGACCATAACCCAAGCGTCGGTATCCCACTTGAGAACGGTACAAACAGCGTATTGGGTTGAGAGTTTGAGTGCTGCACCAGCAGAACGGATGACTGCTGTTCCACCGGCAACGAACGTGTAGGTTGCGGTGCCAAGGTTCATGAAGTTCAGTTGGTCACCGATAGCGAATGCGGTGGTTGCGTTTGCTGGGATGGTGATGGTTCCACCAGCAGCGTTGATGACTGTGGTGAGCTGACCAACCTGTGCGGTGCCAGGTGTGTAGGCCGTACCAGTCTGAGCGTTGACTGTGATAAGTGAGTTAGCCAAGATATTCATATTGGCTGAGGTCAGGGTATCCCCTGGAGCAAATGTAGGTCTGACTGCCATAGTGCCTCCTATGTTAGTGCATAGATAGTGTCGTCTAGTTCGCTGGTGTCAAGTATAAACGGCAACACCAACTGAACCTGACCCAACCCTAAAAACACTTCATGACGGGATGGGGCGATCTGGTGACGAATGGATTCAACCACTACGTTCTGTCGAACCACCGAAGGTGTTCCAACAGCGAATCGTTTCTCCACCGCCAAAATATCGCCAATCTCCAACGAGGCCATCAACTCCTGCTGAGCCGAAGACAATCCGTTCAACAGCACACTTGTCTCATTGAACACCACCTCTGGTTCCCCATACCTATCAAGCAAAGCAACAGCCAAAGCCGAACCAGCAGCATCATTCACCAACGGCAAATTATTTAGAGCAAAGTTCTTAATTCCATACTCAGCCTGCGAAGCCGTACCATTCACCACACTCAACACACTCGAACCCTGCACCTGAACCGAAATACGATTCAACACAGTCTCAGCACCATAGAGATTATTCAACGAACGAATCGGAACATCCGTCACCGCAGTCCCACCCAACACCGCCACAGCCGTCCCAAACGAAACCTGAGTACGAGGATCAAACACCAGCATCCCATCACGAGACGCATAGAACCGACCATTCTCCGAAACCTGCAAAGCCTGCAAAGCCTCCAACACGTTCGCATTATCCTCATACGCAACCGTCCCAACTGTTGCCAACCCAGGATTAATTTCACGCAAAGCAGTTGACCAAGACACCTCATTCCTTGACAGGATTGCACTAACTCGCTCAGACGTGAGCTGTTGCGATGGGGTGAACCCGACAAGGTTGGTTTGGGATAGTTGTGCCAAAGCGTCAACAGCGAGAATCTGTGCTGATGATAACTGTGGTTCATCGTATTCAATGTTCAAGTCATAGATGTAACCCTTGAACATCGCAGCCGTTCCAGCCGAACCACCATAAACCTCAATCGCTCGACGTGGAGCAATACCCAAGTCCCCCTGATACCAAGGTGAAGCAGTATTTAGCGGGTCAAACGACCTGTTTGATGCACGGTCATCAGCGAGGATGGCAAGCGTTCCGGTATTAAATGTGTCTACCTGATTGGTGCGCCCACGATTGATCGTGATGTTCTGAACATACTCAGTAATATCCACAAACTCTGTAGAACCTTCAAGGGTGTCGTCACCGTCAAGAACGCTGGAATCTAGTTTGAAGATGTTGGTCTTGAACCCGACATCCAAGTTGACCTTAAGGGTTTCCCCCCATATCGCTTGCTTAGCCATTACAGAGTGCCAACAAAGTTCCCAATAGAACCAAACGAGAATGTCTGACCAGAGAAGCCAAGATATTCACGCAAGTACTGGTCAATCTCCTGACCAATCTCAATCCCACTAGCACCCAACCCAGCATTGACCTCGATGTTGACATTCCCCATACCGCCACCATTAAACAAACTTCCAGCATTATTTGCCAAAGTACTATCAGGAACAAGGTTCGCCATCGGATTAGGCATACCACCCAACACCTTCGGATACTTCTTAATCAAATCAGCTGTCGCCTGCAACGTCTTATTAAACTCATCCTGAGCGTTCTTGGTGTTAGTGACCGCATCTTCCCAAGCCTCATACGCCGAAATCTGTTGACGGGTTGCATCCTCAACATCTTTCAACGCCTCGTCATAAAGGATTGAACCAATAGTCGCACCAAAAATTGCTTCATTCAACAACCGTTGCTGATCGTTCAACTCCTTAGTGGATTCAATTTGTGAATCAGTAGCATCCGACACCGATAACTTGGCCTCAGCCAAACTAATCTCAGCACGACGAATATCCGTTGGCGAAGACTCAGGGTCTTTACGAATCTCAGCAAGATTCTTCTCAGCATCAGCAACCGAGAACACAGCCTCCTCAACCCCATAAACAGCTCGCTCTTGCGCACGCTGCGCCTTAGCCAACTCAGCCTGCGCAGCCAATGCCTCTGGTGAACCAGCACCATATCCACGCTCAATCTGAGCCAACTTAGCCCTAGCGTCAGCCAAGTCTGTATTGGCATCAGTCAAAGACGTGAGAGCTTTACCCTCAGCCTTTTGAGACTTATTAAACCTGTCCTTAGCTTTTGTGCTTTTATCCAAAGCGTTTGTGTATAGCTCTAACTTTTCTTTAGCCTTCAAAACAGTCTTAGCAGCACCGGTAGTAGCAGCACCAGTATCGTTACTTGCTTCTTCGAAAGCGTTCAATTCTTTAGAACCAACCTTCAAAGTTCCGTTCACCTGGTCGAATCTTTCGTTGACAGCCTGCAACTGTGTACTGGTCAAACCAACCTGTGCGCCAAGTTTCTTAGTATCCAGAGTGATTTTAGGGATATTGGGAACTAGCGGAATCTTGTTGAATACATCAATCAGAGTGTTGACAACCGATACAGCAACATTTGCCAACGCTGTTTTCATCTCATCAAACTTGCCAACAAAACCTTTCACCGTGTTGACAGCGATGTTGGTAATACCTTTAACAAACCCAACAAACATGTCAGGTATCGCAGCAACCAAAGCAACAACTGCACCAGCAAGTCCAGCGATCAACTGTCCACCAATCGTTGCAGTCCACTTAATCAATGAACCACCAAGCCTTGCACCCATAGCAAGAACGGCTGGGATTCCATCTGACAGTAGCCACTTGCCAATAGTGGCAATCATGTCAACTAACTGTGCTGGTAACTGACGTGCAGCCCTACCGACAAAACTGGCAAGCGTGTCACCCAAAGACTGAACAGCGTCCAACAACTGTGGCAAGCCTTTAGTGTAAATCCATTGATACCCAGCCATCAAAAACTTAGTCAACTGGTTAATGAATGTAGGGATTCGAGGTTCAATCCAACCAGTCAAAGAATCAGCGAGCTGGTTGATACCGGCATACAGCATCGGTAAACCTGAAGAACCAATCCATTCAACGGCCTGAGTGATGAGTTGACCCAACGCCTCTAAGACTTTCGGTGCTGCCTCTTTGAATCTTGTGGCGATGAAATCAAACCCACCAGAAATCCCACCCTCCTCTAAAGCCGTACCAAAGTTTCGGAATGCTGGAACAACCGAATCATTTAAGAACCCGACAGCACTAGCCAAAGCTGGGAGCAACGCAATTCCAACCGCTGTGGACAAATCCTTAAAATCGTTCTGTAAAGCCTGTAGTTGACCTTCTGGTGTATCTCTAAGACTTTCGTTGAATCCCTCATAGGTAGAACCCAAGACCGCAACCAAAGCAGCAGCTCGTTCGCTTTCAGTACCAGATTTAATAGTTTTCTTAGTGGCATCATCAAGCACGAAACCAGTCTTGGTTAGTGAAGCAAAATTCCCTTGTAACGCTTGGGCTAGTCCGTTAGTTGACGATTTGAAATCTTCGGCTGTGGCACCAGCACCTTTTTCTGCTGTTACATAATCAAGAATCGCTGGAGTCAGCGTTTTGATTGTGTCAACTGAAAGGTCAAAGGTTGCCAACTGTGCCTGGACAACTGAGGTGGTACCTGCCGAAACAACACCAAGATTCTGTAAGGCTTGTGCTTGTTTGTTTAGAGAATCAATTTGCTCGTCTGATGCACCTGTGGTGGTTTGTAAGATTTTCCTGAGCCTGTTTTGCTCTGCTTCTGATTCAATAGCAGCCTCAACCGATTTGTATAAGGCAGCACTAACAGCAGCGAAGGCAGCGGTTCCTGCGACAGCAACCGTTTTGAAAGACGGCATGATGCTCTTGAACTTTGAACCAAGGTTCGTGTCAACCTGTTTACCTAAAGTTCCTAGGTCATCGCCAACCTTTTTGATGCCTTTGGTGGCACCGAGAACATCGGAAATAAACTTAACAACGAACGTGCGCTCACCAGCCATGCGACGATTCTACTCAATAACAGACAACCCATTCCGCAAAGCAACGAACTCATCAAGCATCGCAGAATACAAAGCCTTCCCAGATAGGCCATCCCAACGAGAAATATCTACAGGCTCATTCCACCAAGCCTCACTCAATATCTCTGCACCAGCACGACGCTGACGAGGCTGACGCACCTGCTTCGAGCGAGGCGACACAGGATTGACAACAGGTTCAACATCCAACCTGAACGACGAATCCAACAACACACCATGACCCTCATGGAACTCAAACGGCTGATCCGGTGCATGTTGTGGAAGATAGAAAATACGAGCAGGGTCTTTAGTCTGAGGGTCACCAACCAACCCGATACGGTCATGCAACTCATCCCACACCATTCGCCACAACGACGCAGGCACCTTCTCCGCTAACGGCAAAACAAGGTGATAGTGAGGATCATCTAAACGATGGGAATAAGTTGAATAGGCAAACCATTCCAAGTCGTCTAGTCGAGCATTGTCAAACGCTTCGCTATCCATGTCCACAACCAATGCCTCAATAAACCTGACGTTACGGTTGCCTCTCGTAGTGCCAGGGTCGTACTCAACAGGAGACCACAAGGCACCAGCATCCTTGACAGCGTTCTCCTCATGGAACGACAACAGCTCTTTCAACTGCTCCCAAGACGAAGCAAACCGCTTCGGATAAATAGACTTCACATCCTTAAACAGAACTGCCATAACCCCTCCTACCTAGAGGGTACAGGAAATCAATCCAAAGTCAAGCAGTATCTTTTAAGGTGTTTAGCACTTTCTGGATTGCGTCCAAATACTCTGTAGCGATATTCTCTTTTTCCTTACGGACAGTAGGCCAAAAGAAATAACCAGACCTGTAACGATGCCTTAAGAATTGCCTTGTTGTTGGTCTAGCCCCACCACCAAACTCGGCACCAAAAAACACGTCGCCTCTGGTCACAGGTTTCTTGCGGTTCTTGCTCGGATTGGACTTAGAAATAAATGGCGACTTATGGCTAAGAGAAGCCGTAGGGATACGGTCAGACCTTGCCTTCATTCCCCTCATCACCTGAATCGCTTGACGAGAACGAGTCACAGTCGCAGCCTCAGCCTTAGCCTTGATAACGATATTTCCTGCTACTTGACGGGATGCCTTGCGCATCTCTTTATCAAAGTTTTCATTTGCTTTTGAAGCTTCACGCAAAAACTTTACGATACCAACAATCTCAACCGCATCGTTGCCACCAGTAATAGTGACTTGACCTGCTCTGCCTAATGCTTGCGCCATATCAACAGACTACCTGTTCAGATGAATTGCTCTCCAACGCAAATAAGCAAACATCGTAAAAATCATTCGAGGTGATTCTGTCAGCAAAACACTAGGAGCAATACCTGTCTCTACGGACAGGTACGCAATCATCCAATGGGCTGACTGATCTCCAAAGGGACGATCACAGCTTGGTCAGCATCACCAATCGCTAAAGACTCAACGTCGTTAATCCAAGAATCAAAATCTAAACCCGTCTTCTTCTGACGATATTCAGAATGCCAACCAATAAAAGCCAAGTCTGTAAGCGTTAGTTCTGCTTCAAACTTTGCAACACTTCGATTGAACTTGTTCTCAAAAGCGATGAAGTCAGGAAACGCAGCAACAACTGTGCGAGTCTTCTGATCCAATGCCGATGTGACCTCTAGTGCTATCTTCATTTTTCCTCCGCAGGGTTAAGGGTTACTTAGAAAAGATTATGCTCCAGAACCAGTCTTGGTTACGTTGCCGTCGATTGGGTAAGTGATTGACGCAGTAGCGATGTCGCCAACAGCACCATTCACGCTTTGCCAAGTTAGGGGCAGAACGTTAAACGCATACTGTGGGTTGGTGCTTGAAGCGGAAGCAGTTCCGTTTGGCTTAACCGTCATCGCTACAGCAGTACCCGCAGCCCAAGCGTCATAGAACAACTTCTCAATCGTTGGGTAATCCTGATGCAACTCAAGAGTGATCGAGTTGTCTGCA